CAGCCATTAAGCCATTTGCAATACTATTAATCGTAGTTTCTTCTTTTGATTCTGTATCCAATGGTTGTCCAGTTTGTGTTAAACTGTAGTAATAAACTATGGCGTGAAGAACTTCGTGCAGTAAAGTACAAGCATAATCACGATCCGATAAATCCTCTTGTATGGAAATAACATTCTTTCGATGGTCAAATTCACCATAGGAATCGGAAGGCTTTGAAAAGGAAGCCTTCTCGATAATAATATCTATTTCTTGGTATCCAACTTTTACTTTAGAGTTTCGCTGGCTCTGTACCGTATTTTTTCTCATATAGCGTTGTAACCCTATCAATGTATCCTTGATCTTTTCTCGCATCATCCCAATATCGAGGATCACGCATCATAGATCGTAAATCATTTTCACTTGGAGCTACATCTACAGCCATACCTTCTTTTGGCATTGGCACATCTTTTGCTAGATTCATTAATGATTCTAAAGCAACTATGTTTTCAGCAGTTGTCGCCATATTTGATATTCGTTCATAGTTCTCTGGTGAAAGATTTTTTTTTGCAAACATTTCTACTGCTTCCACTCTTTCATTTCCATTATCGCCTAATGCTTCAATTTCTGCTTTTTCATCAGGAATGTCGGCAACAGCATTTTCTACAAAAGCATTAACGCCATTATTAAATTCATCTTGTGATAATCCTTTGTTTGAAGCAAATTCACCCCACCATTTAACAATCGGCAATTCAGTATCAAGATTAACTTCCACTCCTTCAGGCATCTCAGGTGTAATTAAATCATATCCTTCCGTTGGTACATTTTGTTGTGTTTCATTTGTCATATCTTCCCGAATAGATTTTGATAATTCATCTGTTCGTTGTCCTAATTTTGATTCTAATGCCTTATAGGAAGAACCTAATGCTTCTACATTAACTTCACTCCTATCTGTATCCCAAAACTTTTCAGGGATATATTCAGGTCGTTCTACCGTTTCCTGAGTTTCTTGTGGTTGTCCAGTTTCTTCAGCCATTTATTTTTCCTTTCCTTTGTTTATTCGATCTTGAATAATGGCAAATAGAAAACGCATACCCTCTAAATGAAAGAGCCTATTCGCTTCTACATTCGGGCCACTTACAGCTCCAGTCGTAATGGATTTTAAATAATCCAATACAAGTTGTCCATTGTCATCTTTAAATGCAATGGCAAATGCTTTATTAATTCTACTCTCAAGTTCATCAGGTCGTTCATATCCGTCAACAGTCTGTTTTTTAACTTGAGGCTTTTTATTGTCCTTGAGGTCTTTCCAGTTCATCAGCTCCTAATGTACCTTGTTGTTGCATGGTTTGCAACTGATTTGCTAATTCTTGTTGTTCTGCTGCATCTCGAATGAGTTTTTCAGGAAGATTCATTTTTTCAGCCAAGTATTTGGCTACTTCATCTTGCTTGACAATCATATTCAACATTTGAGGGCCGAATGTCATTCCAATGATTTCGTTGAAACGAGTAACATCAGCAACATCTTGTTGGTGTTGTGCTTTAGCCAATGGGGAACGGGGAACCACTTTTACTTCTTTTCCGTCTATTTTTGGAAGTTCTATTCTTCCTTGTTTTGTTAAAATACGAATAATTCTTTTTAATAAAGGAGTAACAAATTCACTTTGTAATCTGCCAAAGGAAGAACCAATTTGTCTTGATAGGTCAGCCATTCGTTCTGATACTTCAGTAGCAGACATTGGTGTTCCTTCAGGTTTTCCCAATGCTTCCATATATAATGCTTTTTTAATATTTTGTCGCATATCGCTTAATATTAATTGAGCAACATTAAAATCACCAGCTCCAGCGATTGGTACTAATCCTCTTGAACCCGGCGATACGGGAATGAGAGAACCCGGCACTAACTGAACATTATCAGGATTAATTACACCATCATCTTCAAAGGTGTATATACCACTAACTGCCATCTGTGCATTTTGTAAAATTAATTCTACTGTTAGGTTTGTCGTCTTGATTGCTGCCATCGCATTAAAGACTGGGCCTCTGCCATAAACTTCTCCTGATGCTTTGTTCCATCTGAATACAATATAAGGATTGGAAGAATTACCTTCTAAAATTCTTTCTTCAATCATTATTTTTTCCTTAGGAAGAACAACACAATATTTATATTTTTCTACATTTGGTTCATCGTATAAACGCATTGTTCCTTCTACAACTAAACATTTGGAACGACTGTTTTTTGTTCGCTGTAGTACATCTATAGGAATTAAGGAACGAGGATAAATAGTTTGCAAATCTTCATAGTCAACATATCGTGTTCTAAATATTTGATCTATTTTATTATCAGGCCCATTATTTAAAGTTAATCGTGGTAATGGAATTGCATTAAACTTAAGAGGATGAACTGCATCACCTTCCTCTACAAGAAGGCAGCCAGTACCAATAGCCAAATCCATAAATGATTCGTGGACTTCTGTATTGAAGTTTGATGATTGCAATACTTCAAAGACATAAGAAGTAATTGTATCTAATTGCTCATTGATTGATGGTTTCATTTCTTCTGGTATTTCTGAACCAGCTTCAAAGTCAGCCCATCTTGCAAAGGTAGGTGTCATGCCAGCTTGCAGTCGTGATGCAAATTCTTGTATCCCAACTACTGCTGTTTCATCAAATATCTTATCCGTTCTTCTTGAACCCGGCGTTTCCTCAAAGAAAGATTCCCGTTGAGGCATAGTAAATTCATACGCTTCCTCAAATTTCTCTTTCCAATAATCCTTTATTCCTTCTGCTTTTTTATATCTTTTTAGAAAGATTCCAATTTTAGAATCATTCTCACTACCAGTAATTGGTGTAATATCTATATTTTCATAAACCATTTATGCCATACTTGCTGTTATTGTTTTTCCTTTTTTACCAAATAAATTTCTACTTGCTAAAAGAGTTTCGTCTCCACCTTTAGTAATTGCTTTTTTAGATTTAAATCTTGTATCATCAGTTCTTGTTTCTGTTTTATTCGGATCAATTTGTGTTACTGAGGATACTTCTGAAAAATCTTCAGTAGTTCCTTGACCAGATACTTTAGCACTTTTAATTCCATAAGAAGATGCTCCAGCCATATTGCCATAAAATTTTTTTAAATAAGAATCATAACCCGTGTCCTTAGTTGCAGCAGATGTTAATAATCCCATTGGGCCAAGTTTCATTAATTTTTGAACTTGTTTTTGTGAATCCCACATTGTTTTTGAAATAGAAGTTCCAGTCATAATACCAGTTGGATCGCCTGATCCCATAGCTCCTTGAGACTTGCCATATTTCATTTCTCTGCCAGCAGAAGTAAGAAGATAACTGTACCCAGTTATTTTTCCCTTGTGATCATAATAAGGATTTCCCCTTTTAGCTTCACCAATGGAAACCAAATATTCATTTGTCATTTGAGATGCTTTTCCTCCATACATCTCACCAACATCTTTCTTTCCACCTATTAAATATTTTTTAGTTTTACCGTGATATTTTCTTCTATCGGATTCTATGTTCTTTGCTACAAGTGATTGTCCTTCTTTAATTTGTTTTTCTTTTCGTGCTTTTTTCTTTGTCGTTGGCGTGGGAGTGTCATATTCCCCACCAGTTCCACCACCTGAAGAATAACTGTCACCTTGTGAATTGGAGCTTGTTCCTTTGTTACTTGACATTATACTTCCTCGTTTTCGTAGAAAAATCCTTTTCCACCAGCTCTAGAAAAGAGAGAACGAGCGCCTACCATTCCCATTTGCTTACGCCACTTAAACTCTTTATCCTTATCAGCCTTTCTTTTCTTCTCGGATTCTTCCTCTTCCCGTCTTTCTTTTAGCTGTCGTTCTAATTCAGGATCGGGAGCTGGAACTTTAGGTTGTTTAAATATTCCCATAATTATAACTTTATCTCATTAAATCCCTTTTTTTTCAACGCACAAAATAATTGATGGGGTGAAAAGATTAAAAAGTGGTTTAATCCCAATAATCGCTGAACATAAGAGGTACAGCTATGCTCCTTCAGCCAAGCTCCAAAGAGATTTGGCAAGGGTGATTTTTCCGTTTCCTTGACGGGAACCTTGACGATTTTTCCGTTAGTATTCTTAATGAATTGAAACAATGATTCAATATCCTTTTTTGTCAGCAGTTCCACCATAAGTTTTCCATAAACATATTCTTGCAGCATCCAAGTATCCATTTCATTGAAGTATCCTATTACGCCACAATGCTTGAAGTTCTTCTTGAAGAATCGCAAAGACCAGTGATGATCTTTCGCTTCATAAAAATATACTAACCATTCCTTCTGAGGAAATCCCATGTGCTTTTAATTTTCTTTGGTTTAAATACATCCCAACCCTTGTTGGATACATAGCTTTTTTTATGTGATTTTCCAGCAATCAGACTTTTTCCTTCACCAGCTCCCATCATTAAATATTGCAGTGCATCATGAACATGAGAATATCTGTTCTTGTATGGTCGGTCATCATAACGATCACCCGTCACTTGTATCCTCCTATAATGGTATCCACCATTAAAACCTTTCTTAAGATTGATGCAGCTCTTGTCAACAAGGAATCCTACTTCCCCGTCTATCAGTCTGTTGACTGCAGTTTCGACTGCTTCAATCCGTAAAGCAACATCATTGCTAGGAGCTGGTTTAGCAACTATGCCATTTTGTCGCAATACCTGAAAAGGTGTTCGTTCATCCGTTTGCGCACGGAAATCACCAGAAGGATCACCATATATATCTATATCCATTCCTTTAAACTTCTTCGCTATTTCAGCCCTTAACAGTTCACTGAATCTTGTAATCCCCATGTCAAAGCAAACAAGTTCGTGAACAATAAGCCACTTACCCATAGGAAGTCTTTGTCCGAATACTGCTGCCGGTGTTAGTCCGAAGTCAATGCCAACAAAGACTGGCACTTCGGCTATCGGTATTGTTTCCCGTGAAATGTGAAGTTCTTCCTTGAAACCAGAATAGACTGGTTTCCCTTCTTCCAATGAACCTAGCTTGTTCATTACATAAACATCAATCCAGCTTTTTGTTTTTCCTTTTATAATATTGTTGTAATAGTTTTCCGTCAGGTTTTTTTTATTTTCTGCTAATGAGTTAGGTTCATATCCCTCTAATCTCTTGTTGTTCACTTTCTCAGTCATTCCTGATGGTTGGGTAAAGAAACTCCAGTTGTCAGGCTTCACCAACATCAGCGCTTCATCTCGTGAGATGTGATCTGGAACGGGAACATCACCAGCCATTACAGCCCACCAATGATCTTCTTCAGGAGCATTGGTATCACAGATTACTCCGTACCAAGTAGCTCCCCCATCTCTCATACTCGGATATCTTCCCACCCTCATAGTACAAGCATCAATAATGCTTTTCGGCAATTCCCTTGCCTCATTGATCCATACTCCCGTCAATTCCAATGACAGAAGTTTCTTGACATCTTCTGGTCTGTCCAGAGCAAGAAAGATGACTTCCAAGTCTATCTCCCCTTTTCTTATCCTATGCGTATAGGGAACGCTCCAAGCGAAATGACCGAAGTCATTCTCTGGAAACCAATCCAGCCAAGTCTTGATGGTTGTTGTTCTTAACTGTGGATTCGTATTTCGTATGACAGCCCATCTTGATTTTCGAAATCCGTCTTTCGCCTTTCCTTGAGCCAAGGCTCTTCTGAATAATTCCACGCAACAAGCAACGGATTTTCCTGATCCGACTGGGCCTCTCAGTCCTCGAAAGAAGTCATCAGACTTCATAAATTCCTTGAGGACAGCTCCACCGGGTTTGTAGGTAAATTCCGTCATGATCCACAAGTGCTTAAGAGTATTAACACTAACAAGATGATAACGGTTACTTGGAACATTATTTTATCTGATCTATGTATTTCTTAATCATATCTTCAGCCACCTTCGGCCCAAGAGCTTCAATTAACTTATCAGCCTCTTTATCAGTTATAAATTCTTTTGGGTAATTTTTAAAATGAATTGTCTTGACAACTTTACGAAGTCTTTGTCTGTCTTGAAAAGTTATGTCGAAATGGGCGTTTGGGGAATTGGGCTTTCTTGTGTCCAGTTCTCCAGCCACCGTTCCGTATTTTTCTTTTAGGAGCTTCTCTTGTTCTGGTGTCAGGCTGTATAGTTTTTTCTTCTCTTGCTTCGACAATGGTAGGTCTTTTAATGTCATTCAGGTATATCCTATACAGTTCCCAATCCATTACCACCATAGGCGATTTATTGTTTCTTTTCAAGATTAAGAGGTCGGCTTTTCCTTTCCAGTCCTCAAGCTGCTTGAATCCCTCTCCGTTTTTCCTTGCTTTAACTTCCGCATTTGTTCCTTCGTGAAGGTCGCCAATAAAGATATCGTGAGGAAATGCAGAGATGGCTCCTGACATTGGCTGTCGTCTTGCCTTGTATCCTTCTTTCTTGTAGAGTTTGACAATTTCGTTCTCTACCCTAGTACCCTTTATTTTTGCTTTGCTTGACAACTTTCTTTCCCGTTTTCTTTGCTTCGGCTTTAGCCTTCTTCATTCCTGATTTTGTGTAGGAAAATTT